CGTCTTGCTGGGGATGATGCGGACGCGGTCGGGGCGCAGCCGCCACAGCTCGGCGATCGCGCCCTTCATTGGGCCGTTCTGGACGCGGGCTTTAAGCAGGTAGGCGTTCCCCGCCAGCGCGCGGTCCATGACGACTGTGCCCCACATCTGGCCGTGCGACATCCACGGATTGGGTTTCTCCAGGAGCTGCACCAGCGCATGGTTTGGCATGTCCTCGAAGAAGCCGTTAGTGATGAGCCGGTTCTGCACCTCGCGCCGCGGGAGCCCTGCGGCCAGCAGTCGATGTTCCTCGTTTCGGATATGCGGCCTATCGCGGCGGAAGCGCCGGCCCAAGATGTGCGGCTCGGATGCGGATGTCGCCAGCATCTCGACAGCCGAGAAGACGATCTCGTTCTTGGAGTACGCGCGCGCACCCGTCTGGTGGCCCGCTTGCCCCGGCCCCACCGGCCTGTGGCCGAACGGCGCGGACGTTATGGGCGGGCGGCGCGTGACGAGCGCTGCGAGCGGTGCGAAGAGCGTTAGGTCCATTGCCATGTCAGATACCTCCCTCATCATCCGTCTGCAGGGCTTCCCCGAGGGCCTTGCCGAGCGGCGTCGCAGTCACGCCACCAAACACTCGGCCGCCTATCACGGCCTCACCCAGTTCTGCCAAGGCGTCTTTGTGGCCCGCACGGTAAGTAGCGTTACAGAGACGGCGCAGGTGATCATGTCGGGTCTGCTCCGTCTTATACTTGCCCATGATCGCTTCCACCTCTGCGATAAACTCTAAGGCTCGGTAATCATGCGCCATGTCAGATACCTCCTACTATCCTGAACACCGCCCACGCCAGCCCCGCCGTGGCGGCCAGGCCGACGATGCCGGCGCAGAGCGCCACGGCCAGCAGGACGAGCCGCAGATCGTCGCCGCTAATGAACTTGCTCATCTCACCCCCCCTTGAAGACTCACCTCGACGAAGCCTTTGTGGATACCATTCTGAATAGTGAGCATGAGCGTTTCTTCGTCAATGCTGAGCGCTTCGCAAGCACGCTGAATATCCTCGCAGGACCGGAGCTGGCCGTGCTTTCTTAGAAAGTCCTCTAGTTCATCTAAGTCAGGAGCAGCCATATCACCGCACTCCCACCTCCACAAAGCTCACGCCTACCTCCTGACTCACGAGCGCACCGGACGCGATGGCGTCGTTGCGCGCCTCCCATGACAGGCACGCGGCCATCGCAGCATCGATCTTGAGCGGCGAGTCCGGGCGCTCCTTCTGGATAATCCACATCGGCTCATTGTCATCGTCGCGGATGTTGAGGACGTGCTTGTGGGCGTTCGTGATCGCCGCCACGAATCGGGGGTCGCCGTCGTGTGACAGCTCGCCTGCGTCGATAGCCGTCCGGTAGCGCTGCAGCGACATCGCCATCCGCTTGTACTTCGTCGTGTCCCACTTCACCACCTGGTCCGCGCCGAACTGCCCGGCCCAGTCGTCGATGCGATCCGCCCACTTGTGCGGGTCGGCGTAGATGCGCCAGACGCGCCAGTGGACGAAGGCGTACTCAACCGTCTCCGTCACCTCGCGGAACGCGATCTCCCCCTTCATGCCTTCCGGCGCAGCCACCGGTTCCCAGTACCCGGCAAGGGACTGATGCCCCGTCTTCACGTCCGTCACCACGAGCGCGGTATGGTCGCGAGAGAGCGAGCCATCGAAGCCCAGCGTGACGAGCGCGCCTTGCTCGATCGCCTGGCCGGGCTTCGCCAGCTCTGTGAACTTGCGCCAGTCGAACGGCTTGTCCTCTTCGGCGACGATCTGGTTGAGGTAGAAGCGCCGCGCCATCGCGGGCGTCGTGCGCGGGTCGCGTATCTCGGCCAGCAGGCGCTCGGGCGAGACCCAGAAGGAATCGCCGCGACAGGCGTTGATGCCCGCTAGCACGGCCTCATCGTCTTCGAGGTCTGTCTCCGGCGCTTCTACCGAGTCGTAGAGTATGCCCGTGGCCTTTGAGGTGCCCTGGGCTATCTTCGTCCACGCCTCATGGTCGTGCTCGGCGTCCGAGTCCTCACCCGGCGCGTGGGCGTTGGAGATAGCCAGCACCCGCGAAGAGCCGTCCCGCGACTTCGCCGCGTTGCGCGCGATCACCTTCGCCATCTCATGGCCTTCGTTCGGGGCGAGCCAGTGGTGCGTTTCGTTCTTCAGGATGAACGTGGCCCGGCCGCCCTCCAGCGCGCGCGGCGAGCTGGTCACGGCCTCGATGCGCTTCCGGCCCTTCTCCGCGTAAATGATTTCCTTGCCCATGTCGATGCCGAACTCGTCCATTGCCCGCGGCGAGATCATGCCGGGGAAGAGCGTCATCGTGTTGCGGGTCTGGTCGCGTGAGACGGCGGCCACCTGTATCCAGGCCGCGTTGTGCGGCTCGGCATGAGGCTCGCCGTTCTCTTTCCAGTGGTGAAACCGGCACGGCCCGACGAACTCGATACAGCAGAGCGCCGCGCCGAGCGGGTCTTTCCCGTGGCCCTTCATGCGCCGGTACATGCCGTAGCGGTGAACGAAGCGGCCCTGCTCATCGACGGCGTACCAGTTGGCGACAAAGTGCGCCTGCTCATCAGTGAAATCCCACGGCTCGCCGGCTTTCGGGCCGTCGGGCTGCAGGAGGTACTCACTCGTCCAGCCGAGTATCTGCCAGCCGAGGGTGTGCTTGGGGATGGTGGTCGGGCCGATGCGGATGGCGGCGGCGGTTGGCGGTGCGGAGGTGGTCATCCGCTCAGCCTCTTCCGGTAGTCCGCTATCGCGGCGGGCTGGACGCTCGTTTCCTTATCGGGCTGCTCGTGCTTCACCCCGGCCCGCAGCCTGGCCGCCGGCGTCAGGCCGAGTTGCTTGCCGAGGTCGATCAGCGTCATCTCAGCGTCCCGGCGCATGAGCCAGAGCGGGTTTCGTACCAGCTCGTTCTGCCGCGCGCCCCTCACGAGCATCCCCGTGGCCAGCAGGTTCTGGTCCAGGTCGCACCAGTCCTGCCAAGCCCGGCAGTAGCGGATCAGGACAGCCCGGTCCAGAGTTGCTAGCAGCCCCGCCGCCTCAAGCTCCGGCACGATACGCTTCCATTCGAACTTCGCTTCTTCTTTGAGCGCCTTCGGCAGCGCGGGACAGGCAACGGTGATCCGCCTCGTCGACGTACGCTTGTTGCGCCGACGGGCGTGAGGGATCGGCACGGGGCCGCGTTCACCCATCCAGCACCGCCTTCCCGCCCGTGTACTCTTCCCAGCGCCGGACGCAGACATCGACGTATTGCTCGCTGATCTCCATCGCGTAGCAGCGCCGCCCCTGCCGCTCGGCCGCGATGATGGTCGTGCCGGAACCGACGAAGGGGTCGTAGACTTCGGCGAAGTCGTGGTTACGCATCGGGCGCTCCATGAGTTCGACGGGCTTCTGGGTACTGTGGCCGCCTTCGACGTTTTTGTCAAGGTTGACTTCCCAGAGCGTCGTTTGGGTGCGGTCGTTTGTGCGCCTAGCTGGTCGGCCCTTCCTCACCGCATACCAGCACGGCTCGTGCCGGACGTGGTAGTCGCCGCGCCCAATTGGGAAGTTGGACTTCGCCCAGATGATCTGCATGCGTATCACAAACCCCGAGCCTTGGAGAGCCGCAGCGTGAACAAGGCTCGGGGCACCCGGCGGGTGCCACGAATAGATCACGTCGCCGGGGAACAAGGCCCACACCTCGCTCCAGTCCGCGCGGTCGTCATTGGCCACAGGGCCTACGCGCCGAGCCGCATAGGCGAGATTCCCCTTAGCCGCTTCCGCGTTGCGCCATGCCGGATCGTAGCTCACGCCATACGGCGGGTCGGTAACGCACAGCCCCGCCTCTACGGCCCCTAGCCGCGTCACATCCCCCTTGTCCGTCGCGTCCCCGCAGAGCAGCCGGTGGTCGCCCAGCAGGTAGAGGTCGCCGCGCTTGGCCTTGGGCTTCTTCGGCACGTCGGGCACGGCGTCGGGGTCGGTGAGGGCGTCAGCCGTTCCCGCCCCCAGCAGCATCTCGCGCAGCGCTTCGTCGCTCACCGTGAGGCTTGCGAGTAGTTCCTCCCGCTTCGCGCTGTCTTCGCCAGCCATCGCGGCCAGCGGATCCAGGGCGGCCAGGACGGTGCGCTCCTCGTCTTCGCTCAGGTCGACGTACACCACAGGCACGGCCTTCTCGCCCTGCTTGGCCGCCAGCTCGACGCGGGCATGGCCGTCAACGATGTGGCCGGTCCGCTTGTTGACGATGATGCGCTGGACCCAGCCAACCTCGCTCAGCGCACCGGCGAGGGCGCCCATCTGCGCCTCCGGGTGTGTCCGCCAGTTGCGCGGGTTCACGACTAAGCTCGCAGGCGAGCGCGAGCCCGAGCCCACGATGCGGGAGCGCCAGCTACCATTCACTGACGGCATGGCCGGAAACCCGTACACGGTCGAAGAAGGG